TCCACAATTGCATGGTCTGTGAATACAGATATTCCAGAATTTACTTCATCTTCAAAAAAATTATTACATTTTTTTAACCATATATTATTTGGAGGTGTATAATAATTGTGCATCAAATCTTTAGGAACTCTGCAACCGCACATTATACTAGCGTGTTTCCATGTTTCCGCATGAGATATATTGTAGTCAATAAAGTTTATTTTTTTATATATTTTCATTTATTTATAAATGCCTTGAAACATTTTATTTATTTCTTCTGAATTTTCTGAAATAAAAATTGACTTATCGATTAAGTACTGACCATTAAAATGATCTTGACTTACTACTTTATTATCTAACTTTTCCGTTAATGCCCTAACTCTAGATATTGTTGTTCTGCTTATAGATTTTTGCAAATCATCATCATTGACTGAGAAATCCATAAATTCTAAAATTCTTTTAAATTCTTTTATCGGCTTATCTAGCAATATGTCATAATTAACAAAAATCATTTTTTTACAATCGTGATTATTGTAAAGCCATCTCATGAGATGATTTTTATACTCTTCTGCTATTGATCTCCAATCGCTCTCATTCTGATATTTTATGTGTGAATAAATGGTATCTACTGGATTCCTATATAAGTATATTACTTTATCAAATCCAGAAGTTATGCCCTCATCTCCATTTCCCACAATTCTGTCATGCAGGTGAAACCCCCATGGTTCAAATTTATCAAAACCCAAAAAAGAAGTAGGAGCACAAGGCCTTTTTGTAATGTCTTCTATTACTATGCGAACATAGTGACTACCGGTTCTTGGATAAGAAACAAGCTGCATAATAGACTTATCAAAGTTTATGGCATTCATGTTAAAAATTCTTTCTCGAAAGCATATACCCCTCTATTCTCTCTATTGGAAAAGAAGAAAGGTCAAATTTGCTGCTGTCTAATTCACAAAAATTAGTATTTTCAAAACCGTTTTCTTTCATAAATTCTTCAAATTTAAATTTTGCTCTATTCAAGTTATTGTTCCCCATAACGTAACCACCAGGTACAATATTTTTAGTTAACCATTTGTGGGCGTGTATTTTTACATCTGGAGTATGAGAAAGACTTCCAACATCGTTGTGCGCAAATGCTATGGGAATGTCGTCTTCTTTAGACAAAAGCATGCAATCTTTTATTACAACTCTTTCGTGACCATTAGGATTATACAAATCAAACCCTATGCACCTATCTTTTCCAAATATATCACACAAAATTTCAAAAGAAACAGCTCTATTTGTTCCAGCTACTACGATGAATCCACTCTTAGGTATGTCTAGCTTTGAAACTATTCTGCTGTAAAACTCATTAACATAGTATTTGCTGCCAAACTGATCATGTTCGTCAAACTCTCTGTTATTAAACCAAAAATCAAAAGTTTCTTTTTTTCCTAATTGTCTACTCATATAGCTCCTTTACGTTTCTGAACGATTCATCTATGTTGGTTATCAAAATCCATCCCGTAAGAGAATGAAACTCAGATGTTTGTTCTCTGTAATCTGGTACATATATTTTAGCTCTATTTTTTATTATTGATTTTGCTACGCTTAAACTATAACCATTATGAGAAAAACTATCATTCATAATATTGAAATCATCTATAACAATATAAAATTTACTAAAATTCTTTAATATAAATGCAAGCTCTTCTTCCCAGACTGATTCTGTATCACTATGAGCATCAAGATAAAAAACACAAGTTTTTTCGCATATATGTGAGTGCTTTTTTTCTAAAAAATATAAAAAATCAGGAGACTTAATTTGTTGAAAATAAACATTATCGTGATTATAAACGCTTTGCGGCGTCATGTCTCCTATTTCGCATGACCAACATTTAATGTTGTAATTTCTAGATACAAAGAAAAGAGTGTTACCGTATCTAGTACCAGTCTCTATAAAATGATCGCATTTTTTAATTATGTCATCCATAGTTTCGATCATTCTTACATCCCCATGGAATCCAGGATCACCATTATTCATCAAAAAATTAATTTTTAATTCACTAAAATTGTTAATGTTGATCACGATTGCACCAAACTTTTCCAATAAGAGAACTTTAATTTTTCAAAATTAAAAGTCTTATTACTTAATGAGTTTAACTCTTGTCTTAAAAAAGATTCATTTAACTGATCATAAGCATCAATAAAAACGACTGGAAGTTCTGAATACAGCTCTTGCAATCTACCAACTTTTTTAAGAACAGGAATTCTTCTTAAATATAATATCTCCCAAGTTCTGTGACAATCTATACCATTGCCGGGCGGACTAAGCATAAAAGTATGGTCTAGTATTTTTGAATAATAAATACTCTGATAAGAAAAGCCGCCAGAGTGCTCAACAGTACACCAGCTGCTGTTGCTGAAAATATTGTATGGAGCTTGCCTTTCATGAGAGTTAGTGCCAATATTATGATTGATATATAGCATTTTATTAGGCCGCACAGACTTGGAAGAATTAGATAAATTTAAAAGCATATGCTTTTTTTCAACAGAGTTAGCAACATAATCATTTTCCAATCCTATGGGAATAGGCTTAAACTTATTGCAACCAGTAACAATATTTTGTCCATACCATCTTGGAAAATTGTTTTGATAATTTTCAAACTTACCATCTATCGGGTAGTCTCCGTTGTGACTTACTATATTGACATCAGATGTATTGCTTTGTATAAAACTAAAAGCGTCATCTATCTTTAAAAATTTTATATTAGATAGTTGGGAAAACTTATCTCCCCATACAAAGTCTTCATACTTTAAATCGAAGTCAAACATTTTTAAGTATTAGCTCCACAAGTCTATCTATAGAGCCCTTGTGCTTTTCATAAGGGCGCGCAGCATGACAGTCATAGTAGTCTTCTGAAGTAACACCAGAATCATTCCATCCCCAGTTAATGCGATCTATTCTGTGACATTCATGAGGTCCACAATCTCTAAATTTTCTTACTATTCTTGATTGGTCTGAGTATTGATTTAGCTTTCTACTTGACCACATTTCATCAGCGCCCCAATGGGGAAGAGAACCGGATAGTCCATGAGGAGTATAATTATGAGTATTTTCTTTCCAAAATCCTAAATTTACAAAATCCTCAAAACTATCAGGCAGTTCTAATATGTCTTTAAATGTTTGCCCTTTTGCTACATTATAGCAACATAGATAAACTATATACGGATGAGACTCTCCCTTGTCAGAATTCAGATGCACCCATTTGTCATTTGGTACATCATTTAACCAACCAGTAAAATAATGCCTTGATATTGGAATCATGTCTATATCAGAGGTCATCCAAGTCGCACTCAGATCTGTAGATGGTATCCAATACCTAGATATTTGGCACAATGTATTTACAGGCACATCTTTTATTATTGGCATCTTAATGACTGTGCCAAACTCTTGTGTTGGATTTTTGTTGCCAAAATGCAACAATATTGGTTCTACATTAAATTTGAGACGCCATATTTTTGATACTATAGGCCAAAAGTCAAGATAAAAATCTTTATCATCACATGCGTGTATTACTTTATCTATTTTCATTCAATCTCTTTTCCTAGTATGAGAAACAATTTGTGGAGTTTTTCTTTCTGATGGATCGCCCCATTCTGTAATGTCTTCCATAAAATCAATTCTGTGTTTTTTGCATAATAGACTAAAAATTGACTGATCATGCCTGTGTTCTTTAAATTCTGGATAATTAGGAGATACACTAGGAGATACGAATTCGTCTGCAACCATATGGAAATCACTTATCCATCTTTGCCATTCATTTGCAATGAAAGTAGAAAAGTCATTTTTTTTGCATAAGAAAAATGTACTCATAATTTGTTTGCCGTAAACAATATCAGGCTGATCGCACTCCATGGCAATGAAACAATCTCTTTTTGTCCACTCATGTTCTTTTTGAGCTAAATTAAAACATAAGCATTTTTTAGATGTATTTTCCATTTTCTCAAAAATTGGGTTCATTGAGTGTATAAAATGACATCCAGAATCAGAATACATGAGTATGTCATCATTTTTTATTTTACTTAGAGCGTCTATTATTACTTGAGGCTTCCATACCCAATATCCAGCGCCTCTAGTATATTGAAAATGCTTAGAATGCGTTTTTTTAAAATCTTCTGATAAAGAATGGATCCCGTAATTTATAACATGATCAAATCCAGCGACTTCTAATCCAGTTTTGCTATTTAATTTTTGCGCATTAAAATAGCCACCATTAGGATTGTTTTGTGCCCAATTTGTTCCAGTTGCTGCATAATTAATTAAATATTTAGCCATAGTATTGTTATATTTTTTCGACAAAACATCATATATGTTACTAAGAGATTTTAATAAAATTTACTGCATTAATCTGCAGAGGCGAACAGATCGTAGAGAAAGATGCTCACAAATCTTCTCAGAATTGCAATTAGACGTTCATTTTGTAGACGCAGTTGACGGTCACACTCTGACAAATATAGGTGAACTAAAACCAGGAGCTGCTGGCTGCTGCATGTCTCATAGAAAAGTGTTTGAGATGATACTGGCAGACAAGACAATAAAAACAGCACTTATTATGGAAGATGACGTAGAATTCGATAGAAATGTAGGTAAAAGATTTCAGGAATACTATCCTATGGTGCCAAAAGATTGGCAAATGCTTTATCTAGGTGGAAGTCATAGACATAATCCAATAATGATGATAAACAGGCACGTACATCGCCTTAGAAAGACATACACGACCCATTGCTACGCCATCAAAAGAACAGCCTTAGAAATGATTATGGAACGTTTTAGTGAAAACGTGATATTTACTAAGCCAGCAGATTTGCATTTAGCATTTTTGCAGAAAAAGATGCCGTGTTATGGCTTTAGGCCTCACCTCGCTTGGCAAAGAGCAGATCATTCTGATATAGAAAACACATTTAAAGACTATAGGAATATAAGATAAATAACGGTAATTACCAATATGCTTAAAATAGTTACCAAACATTTTAATAAAATTTCACAAAATCAGTCTACAGTTCTAGCTCAAGAATGTAAAGACCTAGTAGATATACTTAATAAAAATTTTATTAAAGTAAACCCAATAAAAAACATACAAGGTGGTAATACAGGTCCTAGAGGATTAACTCACAACAACACTTGGCATTGTTTTATAGAAGAAGCAGAACAGTCTAATAACAACGACGCACTAATAGCTTTAAAAAATGTATTTCAAGAAGCAATAGAATATGTAAAAGACCCAAAAAATGCGACAAAAGCAAAAGAAAAAAATGTAAACATAGAATTGCTTACATCAGGCAAAGCTTTACTTGAGCAAATGCGTCAAATAGCTTTCTAATTAATGCCAAGCATTAAGCACCATAACCAAACTAACAAAAGAAAAAGTTAGTATCACGCCTACAACAAAACCACTAAGCCATATCTTAAAAGCACATTTATCGATTTGTACTTGATTGTTTTTAAGATTTGTTTTGCGAAAGTTTTTCAAGGATTAGTCTCCCCTTAATTTTTTCTATAATATTTCCTATTATAGACATTTCTTCAATTACAGACATGTTGTCTTTTGAAGAAAAAGATAAGCACATGCCGTCTTGGTTAATTGACCAGTTTTTAAACCAATTTTTGTAGTCATCATCATTAGACTTGATTGAAACTTTTATATCTATATTATTTTCATCTTGATTAATTATATTTGAATCATTTGGAGTTGCTGTATTGAGGGACACAAAAACTTTATACCAATCATTTTTGCTACTATCTAAAATTGAAGCTGCAATAACAATAGATATTCCACTAGCTTCAAAATGTTTTATTCCCTCAATCTTTGTCTGAGTAACATTGTGCGTAAGAGAAAAAGTCCATCCTTCGAAGCCTAAATCAATAATTTCTGGCTCAAACGACTTGTCTTCCCACTTATATGGGTAAGAATTAATACTCCCAGTCGAAACATTAGATGCATAAGTTTTCCACATATGAGAATGGTAGTTATTAAAATTTTTTACGCTATTAGACTTTTGTGAAATTTTTGACTTTGATTTTTTCTGATTGCTCATACTGTATTATATCCCGTCTTTCATGTCTATGATACATTCATTCAAAACATCAATGTTTAAACACATACAAAAAGAAGGTAAACTATACCTATTTTTTCTTACAAAAAAATTTGATCCAGCCATTCCAAAATTATTCATAGCTCCGTCAAGGTCTTTATGGTCTTCACAAGACTTTTTATCAGGCAATATTATGACAGCATTGGTTGCGACAAATTTATTAACTTTTACAAAATCCCAAATGCGAAATGCTCTTGTCTGCCAATTTTCGCTTAGCTTACACCCACTTGCTCGCCAACACTTTTGCAAAAATGCTCTGTGATATTCGTCAGACTGCAAGCAGTTCATCCAAAACAAGATAATTTCCGTGTCTAACGATCTCATTATCTGCATAAGTTTTGTTATAAACTTTCGAGAAGGGTGACCGCCACTATAGCTTGCATACCCCATAGCTTCGTTTTTTGTAAATGAAGTTTTTAAAAGCACTTTACATCTTTCTTCTTCTGTAACAAAATCATGACCTAATGAGGTAATCAAATACTTTTCAAGAGAAATTTGTTTTGAAAAATCAAAAGGAGAAGAAAAGAATTTATTAAATTTTTCTGAATTAAACTGTAGGTGTTTTTCCATAATCATGTGCGAACCTAATCATTTATCGAACAACCTAGACACCCTCAAGGCTTTAGGTGTAAACAAAATATTTGGTTGGGATATTTCTTTATGGAAAGAAGCTTTAAAACAAGACTTAGAAGATAAAACTGTAAAAGAATTTAATTTGCTAATAGACGATACTCTTAAAAATAAAGATTTTATAGAAAACCTTAATTGTATAGAAATTAAAAAAAGTATAGAATTATTCAGCAAAAGAGCTGAAATGTGCGTCTATGTATTAAAGCTACGATAATTAGCGAGCAGCCTTAAGAACTGTCTTTCGAATAGTCTCAACAGAACTATTCTTTAATTCATTCATATTCTCAGAAATTTTTATCATTTCAGATAGAGATGAAATAATGCTGAAACCAGAAACAGATATATTTTCATCTACATTTTTTATTTCTTGAGTTCCATTTTTAATGGTAATAGACAAAGCAAAAAATTTAGATAATTTTTCAATTATAAACATACTCAAATATGTTTCAAGATCATCAAAATCCATTAGTCTTTCATCACACCAATCCCATAGGTCATGAGCACATCTGACGCCAGACATAGATGCAGGCCTTGACTCTGGTGCTTTTTCCCATATTTGAATTAATTTTGGAAAAATAAATTCTACTTTTGAAATATCGCTTTTATTCATAAAAACTGCCCCGCTTGGATTCGAACCAAGACAAAAAGCTTCAAAGGCTCCGATGCTACCGTTACATCACGGGGCACTACTCTAAATATATCGTATCCTTCGAGACAATAAGAAAGGAAAGAATGATCCATATAGGAAAATAAAATTATACATTATGAATTGGTATAAAAAAGCTAATCAAAACATATCATATACGGGCATCATTCTAGACCAAGCAAGTCATCAAATTTTGGTTGAAAGAATGAGTACGTTTATCCCAAAAGGCTGGAAGATTTATGCACATCATATGACCATAAATATGGGACCAGCAAAAAACAAAAAAGAAATTGGGCAAATTATAAATTTGACTGCCACTGAATGGGCAAAAGATGAAAAGGTGATAGCAGTTGGAGTAAAAGGATACGATGTTAAAGACGGCAGAAAGCCTCACGTGACTGTAGCAACAAACGCTGAGATAGGCGCTAAGCCCAAAGACAGTAATATGCTATCTGGATGGCAGCCAATCAGTCAGCCAATTCCATTAGCCGGTATTGTCTCAGAAGTTACTATGAAGTGATAAAATTTTTCAAAGCATGATGAAGTCCTTTTGTAAAAAGATCTTCCATGCTTATTCTTTTTCCAGAAAAATATTTAGATAAATATTCACTACGCAAAGCATCTAGACTAGTCTGAGACTCTCCAGTAAAGTTACTAGCACTAGTGAGTCTATTTTTATTAAATTTGCCTATTTGAGAAAATGCGTCTTTTCTCGTTGTGCATATGAAGCCAGCATGTATAAACATTTTTTGCTTTACACACAAAGGCTTAACTCTAGATATTTTTTTCATGTTACCGTCAATTATATTTTCTATTTGCCAAATGGGTGCATCTTTCAAATTTTTCATAGCTTTTTTAAACACATTTTTACCCATTATCCAAGGCCAATTGCTATAAATTCTTTTTTCTTTATGCGGAATTACTCTTAAAAAATTATCATTGTACTCGTATGCGTCTAAAGACTTCCATCCATAATTAGATTTTCCTAAATTTAAATAGAAAAAAGGACTGCCTATGTTGTGTATATGTGTTTCTAAATTCTCTGCAACCACACACTGTTTAAACAGGACATCAGGAGATATTAGAGTGTTTTCTGTTTCTGAATCATCAAAATAATTCAAACACGGTAAAAAATCATCTTCTGTAAATATTATAAAGTCCGCATCTGATTGTGTAAAAAAATTTTCCAACAAATAACCAACACTGCCGTTTTTCCACTCATTTTTATTATTTTTACTCGTTATTACTTCAGTAAATTCTTTCTTTAAAATTTCAATACAATTTGGTTCTGAGCCATCGTCAAGAAGTATAAAATTTCTAATGAAAGGGAAATAAAGCTTTGCCAATTTTACATTAATTTCTGCAAAATAAGGCCTATTCCAATGTAAAACAATATAATCTATCTTCACGACATAACCTCGGTTGCGAACCTTTCAAAAGTGTTCTTTATGCCATTTTCTGAAAGAGATTGGACTAAAATTTCGCTTTTCTTTTCAAGCCATTTTTCTAAAAAAATATTATTAAAATCATTAATATTTTCAAAATTTTGCTTATGACCTATAGAGTCGGCAAATGCTTTTGACTGCTCATTTCTAATCATAGACTTTTCAGTATTATCTGAATATCTCATATCTTTTTTAGAAAAAGGCAGACCAACGTGAATGAACATTCTTTTTTGAGCACACCAATTCCAATTACCATTTCCAAAATTCTTAGTCATCCACTTATTTAAATGACTTTCGACTCTCCACATGCCAGAATCTCTTGGAATATCTAAGTGCTTTGCCACTTGATACTGCATAACCCAAGGCCAATTACTATAATAAAATCTTTTCTTCTTTTCGTGATCAATTTGGCACCAAGTAGACTTATTTGCCCTGGTTTTTCCAGTACATGGAACTCCTTTCCATCCATTTGCATCTCTGGAAGGCTGAATTATGATTGCTCTTTGATTCTTGAAAAGAAATAGACAATCTTCTAACGGATCGCAACCACCTGAAATCTTTCCACTGGGATACTCTCCGTTATTGTAAAAAGAGCTGTCATCTATCCCGCTTGGGCAAACAAAAAAATCGTCTTCGGAAAAACTTATATATTTATTTTTGCATCTTTTAATACTATTAATGAGAGTATTAGAAGCAGAACTTTTGTCCCATTCATGCAAGTGATTCTTTTGCACATAGACATCATTTGCTCCTATCTTGCTTATATAGTTAATAACTCTACTGTCAGATCCATCATCAGCTATTATTATTTCAGAAACAGACGGACAAAAATGTCTAATTAAATCTATATGAGCTTTGAGAAGCCAAGGTCTGTTATAATGCAATATCACATGACTAATCACTTTTTACTCCTGAGTACGGAAATTCCAAATTCTATATACTGCTTTACTGAATTAGATATCAATAAATCATTATAATTAAAATTTATTATTGGATTGCGATAACTCTTTATGTATGCCAATGCGATTTCGTCTAAATTGATTTGCGGTGGATTCTTAGGACTCGCCTGCTCTCCATGCCAAACAGTATCAGAAACCATATATCCCCTATTTTTTACTATTTCTGATGTTCCGCCAGAATTAGTATGTATTACCTGTTTTCCAGCGACTATGCTTTCTACAACAGAATTGGGACACCAATCTATCCATGCAAGGTGCACTGTACCAATACATCCAGCGATATACCGTGCTAAATCAGATCTGTTCAAATCTCCAGCATATATAACTCCAGGATGGTCAACTCTGTAGTCTGGGGGTCCACACACAACAAGTTTAACACCATCAATATTAGCTTTTATAAAGCCATCAACAGATTCCCGTAGTCTTTTGTGACGACGCCATTTACATAAAGCTAAGAAATATGGACATCCAATTTCTTTTGGAGCAACCGTAAATTCACTCGGGTCACAACCGTTGTATATAACCGCATTAGGTTTATGCGAATTAAAATTAAGTATTTTACAACCGTAATCCTTACAGTATTGACTTTGAAATACTATTCCATCTGCAATTTTCATAGAATTAAGTATGCCAGAATTTTTTACTTTTGTACTATTTGTCCCATCAAAATATACGCCATCTAATCTTTTAATGTTAACTACAGACTTTTTACTTGGATTATTTATATAAAAATGTATATCTGATTTTTCAGCAGAACCAACTGGTTTGCAGTTAAAAAAGTGAAGATTCTCTCTTACTCTTTGAAAAAATTTATGCTTGCCACTAGAGTCATTATCTGGAAGATCAAAACTAACTTTAATAATGTCAGCTGATTTGCCTATATGTATGTTCTTTTTTTTTATATCATCTGGACATTTAGAATCTATTTTAAATACCATAACATTTTGAGTGAGATACGAAGGAATCCCAGGGACATTTTCTCTCCATCCCTTTGATATCTTATCCGACAAATCTTGCCTGTATGTGAATCCAAGCTTTTGTATCTTATTTATCCAATATTCTTTTGGTTGACAATTAAAATGATAAACACCTTCTTGTCCTGGTCTTGCAGCAGTAATAACAATAATTCTTGAAGAGCTATTAGCTAAATTATCACAAAAAACATCAGCCTGTTCTGGCAATAAGTGTTCGGCTACCTCTATAGATACTGCTGCGTCAAATTTGCCGAAATCGCATTTGTGCGCAGCATTTCCGTACACAATATTATCTTTTACGTTTTCAACAAGATATGGCTTTGCCGCATCATAACCAACCTCTACTCCAAGCAATTTTTCCACACCTTGTAATTTTGCACCAGAAATTAAAGATCCAATACCACATCCCCAATCTATAACAGACGAAAGATTCAACTTCATTGACAAATACTTTCCCATCTCAAGGCCCCAATCATGCTTGTTAGAAGTTCTTTTAGAAAAAAAATCTTCTCCATACAACAATGCTGGATTTTCCCTAGCCATCGGCTCAGCTTCTGAATTATTTAACTTTTGCTTGCTCAATATTTTATCTTTCCAATTATAATTAGATAGCATTTGGCATTCTGATATATCGCTCTTTCTTATTTCGACAAGACTCAAAAGCTCGCTTGCTAAACGCTTATTATTCTTTATTTTCCACGGGCTTTTATGCATCTGAGATGGATGTTGCCTATAAAGAGCAACAGGTTCATCTATAAAACCAATTTTAAACCCGTGGTTAAATATTCTAGCCCACATTTCTCTGTCACTCTTGCATTTTAGATCTTCATCATACAAGCCTATAGAATTATGCAAATCTTTTTTAAGAAGAACGCATTGTGGGTGGATATTCTTCCATTGAAACACTGGTTTTTTATTTTCAATCCATTTTTTTCTTAAATCATTTTCCCAACGTTTATTTTTATGAAAGTTGTAAGCCCATCCATGCACTAAGTCGAAACCTTCTAGAATCTTATTATATCTTTTTGAAAGCGAACTGGGCATAAGCATGTCGTCTGCATCAAGCATGCATATAAAGCTTCCAGAAGACATGGATATCCCAACATTTTTGGCAACTGAATAGCCATAATTTTTGTTTAAACGGACCAGCTTTACTCTTGAGTCTTCTGCAAATTTTCTTTCAACACACTCTGGACCCCCGTCAGTTGATCCGTCATCTACAACAATCATTTCTAAATCATAAAAATCTTGCGTCACTACACTTTTTATGCAGTCTACAATGTATGATTTATAATTAAAAAGTGTAGTGACAACAGATATTTTCATTTTATATGAATGATTGGTCTTGGACTTAATTTCCACATAGTGCGTCTCTTACGGGCTTCAATCATAACCTTTGTCCACTGAGCCCTAGATGGCTCTGTATGTCCTATGGAGTCTTTTCTGCCAGTCCTCCACAGATAACACTCTTTGTCGAGAAACAGGCCGTCTGCGAGCTCCTCAAGACGATATCCCATGTATTTATCAACAGCGCACCTCATATCTTTTGCCCATATTTTTTCCAATCTTTCTACCCTATTAGAAAAAGTTCTAAAATGACTATAACAATGTTTATTCCTTTTGCCCTCATTTAAAAGACTGCTACCCATAGGTGGACATGAACTAAAACCTCTTTTCGTAGGATTAAGATTGATGTCGCACATTTTAAACTGAGTATACACGTAACCAATATGCGGATATTTTAAATATTGTTCCATTACGGAAGAGACGGCGTCTGAGGTTAAGCCATCATCTGCGTCTAAACAGCCAAAAAAATCTCCCTTTGACATGTCATAAGCGATCTTTAGACAATTTCCATAAAAAAGTCTTTTGCTATTTTTTACGTATTCTACTTGTATGTCTTGATTTGCTAATTTTTGTGCATATTTATGAAAATTCACGTCAGTCCCATCATTGCTGCAATCATCAACGAAAGAAACACGTAAAGGTCTATAATCTTGAGATAAAACACTGTGCATCCACTGCTCAAGATACGAAATATTATTATAACTTGCTGTTAAAAGAGTAAACATGGAGGTCATGGACCAAAAGTCCTCGAAAAATATAAATAATGAGCACTTACACATTTAATATCGACAGATTAGGAAATCTTTTTGTAACCCTTATAGGTATTACTCCTAATGAATTTTGTAGATTTGCCCATAAAGCTTCGTCTGCAAAGATACCTCTCATTATGACAATGTCTTTTGGGTCTAGAAAGACAATGCAGTCTAATTTTCAATATAAAATGGCAATAGAAAACATACTAACAGAATTAAGTATAAATGCTCATGACACAACTGTATTTGACGTGCCTCAATCTGTAAGAAATAATGAAGATACTATGATAAAAGTTGTATCTTTTGATAAATTTGGCGATCTTACTATAAAAACACAAGACAGGAGAACAAATACTGACAAATTTAGCGCCATATTTTACAGTATAGTAAAAAGAATATTCCAAAATAAAGTTGCTCCAGTTGGCGACACAACATATGTTATATCTAGTGTTACTAAAAATCTAATGAGACAATTTGTGGAAGCTCTTGCAGCAAGCAGATTTGAAACATCTCCATTAACTCCTGTGCTTAATGGCTCACCAGAAGATAAAGAAGGCTACGTTAATCCAATGGTGTTGGCAGAAATTTCGGATAATCCAAATTGGTTATTAAAAATCACCGTCAATCAGGGGAGCAGAGACCCTTCTGTCGTTTCAAAACAAATGGATGATGTTATAACATTTTTATTTCCCAAGAAAGCAGACACTGCAAACAACATAGATACTCAATACAAAGTTGCGCAAATAAATACAAGTATGAGAACAATATATTATTTAAGATGCGACTTCAGAGAATTAAAAAATTTACAAAAAATGCTTGAGAAAAATGATTTTAATACAGCTGCAATGGGTGCTCTCATTGATGAATTGATTAGAAGCAAAAAGATCAAAAAGACTAGAGTAGATGGACAGCTAGATGGATTTAAAACAAATAAAGAATTTACAGATTTAATATCTCAGTACGAGAACATGTTTTTTAGAAATTTGAATATCCCAGAAGAAGATAAAAAGTTTTTTCCTGCTCAAGTAAAAGGGATACAGTTTCTTTACTCCAGACAAAGTGCACTTTTAGGAGATGAGGTTGGTGTAGGAAAAACGATTCAATGCATAGTCGCAGCAGATATAAGAATGAAAACAAGCGGACCTGGCTGCTTGATTATAACAAAAAATGCAGTTGTGCCACAACTTGTAGTAGAAATACAAAAAATTACTGGAGCTAGCGATGCTGACATATCTGAAAATTGGCAAGCACCATCACGATGGACTGTGTTACCATATCAGCTTTTTGAAGAAGATTCACTTTTCTCCAGTCCAGACGGATCAAAAAAACCATTAAGAGAAATTGTAACGGAAACTTTAATAAATTATGCAAAACAAAAGAAATTTACCGTATGCATATTGGACGAAATACACATGGTTAAAAATGGGAACCCAGAAGATAAAAACCTGAACGGTTTCCTAAAGCATAGAAACAGTCACAGAACATTTAACGTTCAAGAAGTTACTAAATATATACCGTTTGTATGGGGAGCTTCTGCAACAATCGTGGCAAACAAGCCAAGAGATCTTCTTAATCAGCTACAGGCAGTAAATCATGGACTAGGCAACATGGAATACGGAGAATTCAAAAGAAGGTTTGAGTCTTCAGATGATGAAGAAGAGAAAATGCAAAAAGCTGATATGATCAGAGACTTATTAACAGATCAGGGAATATATATAAGAAGAAGTAAAAAAGAAGTTAATCCAAACATACCAGAAATGACTGTAAATGAAAGTCCTATTTCTCTTTCTTCAGACGAAATTGATGAAATCATGCAGGGTGTTAGGAATAGAGAAAGACCATCTGCTCAAGAAATGAGTAAGATAAGAGAGAAAATTGCAATGAGCAAAGTACCAAATACTGTGGCTTATGCAATTTCTATCATGGAAAGAGGTAATAAAGTTGGTATATTTACAGCTCACGCAGATTCTTTAAAAGAGATACAAAGACTTTTGAAGCTAGATTTAGATGCTATGTATCCTGGACAGAATAAGCAAGTAGCAGCCATATACGGTGGACAGAACAGAACAGAAAGACAGAATCTAATCAACGAATTTAAAAACCCTACCTCACAATATATGGCAATAGTAATAAGCATAGATGCAGGCGGAACTGGATTAGACTTTCCGAATATACTTACAGACGTAATTGTCAATGACTTTGATTGGTCTCCAAGCGATGACGACCAGTCTCTTGGAAGATTTTATAGAATAAGCTCAAGAAAATCAATCAATGTGACATATATGATTGCGGATAACACTCTAGACAGAAAATTCTATAACTTACTACAAGAAAAGAAGAAAATAGCTGAAAAGATTCAAACACTATCGGAAGCAGAAAAGAAAGCAGCAGAATCTACTTCTACTGATGCTAAAGAACAGCTAGCAAGAATAAGAAAAGAAAAATGGGACGCCATTAAGCATCTTTCCGGCATAAGAAACTTGTCAAGGGGAACTAGTCCAGATGCATTTGCTGAGATTTAGTCTTCTTTAACCCTGTGTTTGTTAACTACCGCAAAAAACATTCCCCATTGGCCTTTTGATATCATTTTTTCTAATCTAGAAAAATTGCTTGGCGATATGTTTTCTAGTTCATACTTGCGATGTTTATGCCCAGACTTCGTATATTCGTCAACGTCTACTGACACTAATTCAGATGAGCGCTTGTAGTGCAGCTTAACCTCTAAGCTTTTTCTTGAGGAACTAGATTTGCCAGATTTTAAAACTGCTGATTGGAATCTAGAAACAGAATGAGACGTTGATGCTGTTTTTACAAAATCTTTTATTAAACTAAAAATCCTGCGCATACTATTAATTCTATAGCAGCAGACTTATACCTTATTTTTAACTAATATAATTTTACCATCTTTGATAGACATTTTCAATTCATCTCCATCATTCCATTTTAAATTATTAATAATTTCATCTGGAATGGGCAAAAAATAAAGTTCATCGGAATTAATTTGATAGTCACTTTTATCAACCAAATGAACTTCCAGTTTTGATAAAGCAGAAATCGTACTTTTCCTGGTCATAGAAACTCCATAGCGGACAGAGTGGGATTCGAACCCACGTTACGGTTTCCCGTAAACAGCATTTCCAATGCTGCTCCTTCAACCACTCGGACATCTGTCCTAGTCTTCTATATCTATATCCGAAGAGTGGCTGTCAATGACCGGAATAGCAAAATCTCTTGGTAAATTTTCGTTGTTTTCTCGTTCTATGCACATAAATTATTTTAAATTGAGCAAATACTTAGTTTTGTTAACCACAGCCAGCATCTCATCTTTAATGTTGTGAAGATCGGAACGATGCTCTGGGATAGCGTCAGAAAGACTTTCAGAAACAAACTTCTCTACACTACTCATAAAGTCTAAGGGAGATATGGAATCAATTGAGTGACACTTACACTCAAAAGATCCTACCTCCAAGATAGACCTATCGCCACCAGCAAATATCTCAATAAAGTCGTCTACAAGTTCATCTAGGTCTTCGTAAGCAGACCCAAGGGCCTTGTGCTGGGCATATGAAGTTGTTTGCCAGTGTAAAATTCTTAATTGGTTTTGTATTGTAAGAAAACTTTTAATAAGCATATAGTCATTCTCCTATTACAAGATAATACCAATTTTCTTATCACTGCACCTCTTTGACTGGAGGCTTTGAGCGCTGACATGCTCCGCAGCCCTTATTTACGGGCTGACCAGTAGCAATATTAGATATTCTCTTGCCAAGATGCTGTCTACCTATATTTTTTATATTGTGCTTATTAAAAGGGCAGAATATAAGTTTAGGATTGACCTGAGACTTTACTCCAGTAAAATAGTCTTCCGATGTCCATGCTGTGCCGTCTGGAAGTTTATCTGTAAACACTCCAGTCACATCTATCCCGTATGTATCTGAATTATTTGAAATTAAATACTTATTTTTATCTTGCATATTTGTATTCATTATGACAGAAAGAACAAGTTCATCATTTACTTTCATATTTCTTTTTCTTAAGTGATCAGAAGCAAGCTTAGTCATAGAGTAAAAGTCATTTACAAAATTTGGACGAACCATAAAATGGTTTGCGTTTAGATTGTAACAATCATTAGAAAGATTGCCAAAGCTTCTTACAGCGTCAGAAAATTGAAGAACATTTATTTCATTCCACTCTTGTCTTTGCAAGTTGTCGCCCATCAAATTAGATTCTAAGAATGATAAACAATGTTCATCGCCCATCAACTCACTCAAAGAGTTAGTAAAATTGTAAACCATATAATGATTAGGACCAAAATATGCTAAAAGAGCATCTGGATGCATTGAGTGAAGTTTTGAAAGGTATTCAAACTTCCACATTCCAAAAAAGTCAAGCTTGATTGATTGATCGATTGGAATGCTTGTAGCTCCTGCAATTTCAAAATCTGACCATACTACAAATTCATTTTGATTACCAGCAGCTCTTAAAGAACGCACAAAGCCCTGCAATGCCAAACATGAGTCTCCACTACAAACTGACCAAATTATCTCTCTCATACTAACTCCCATGAATAATAGAAAGTATTTTTATTACAAAATCTGATGGCGCAATACATTCAAAAACACATTTGTCATCTGACTTATTATATATCGACAAATCATTTATCTCTCTAAAAGATTTATAAGGTATCCCGTAGTGAAAATTATCAAATATTTCTTGTGGAACGAACACTTTTTCTCCACTTGAATATAAAATAATTGATTTTCTTATAATCTCATTATTGTCTCTCATTTGCGGGAGGACTATCCATCCATTTGAAGATTTGTGTACTGGATAGTTTTCTAAACATTCTATACCGCATTCAATCCCATTCAGATTAAGTTGTTTAATTTGATTCTTTAAAACTACATCATTTTTTGATGAACTATTCACAATAATATTATAATTATTATTTACTGGATCTAATAAATCTAAACTTGAATTCTTATACACAAAAATTTTTACGAATGGATTAATGTTTCTTATAACATTAGTTACGCCAAAATGATCACTTACTTCATCAACTAATATAAAGTCAAAAAACCCAAGCAATATTTCTCTGTAAAGACTTTCATTTATTTTGTCACTCACTATAACGCAAATTCTTTTAATATCTTTAATTTTAAAAAATTCAAAAGAATTTTGTGGAAATTTAGATTCACCAAAATGAAAGGAGCATAAAAAATTAAACATACTCGCATCTTTAGAATTAACTAATCTTGCTATGCTTGTATGAATGTTATTTTCGCTAAAGCTATCTGTTGATTCATCAACTAAACAGATATGGGTAAATTGTATGAAATTAGTTTGCCAAAAACCTAACTCAAAATTTGAGTTAGATAACTTAGCTGATTTGTTTAAAAATATCCAAGGCTTGTTTCTACGCATTTAAACTGTTCATTTTATTATTCATACTATGCCATAGCTTTATCGTATTTAGTGGCACTTTTTCTACACGACCTCCGTGCTTGATTGGTTTTACCAAAGCATAAGAATCATGTAGCTCAAGCAGCCTAGCCCTAGACTGATGGGGAGCCCTTCCTTTTGGATTGTAGCGCACCCAGACCTGAGACTTTGTCGATAACATCTTACGCATTGACTCTAGCTGATTCATGCCAGTATCATAGCGTGTACGATAGGAGTGTCAAGTGGGTAAAGAAGAAAATACTGTAGTTTTGAACCTAAAAGACCTACAAGAAGCTTGTCAGATAGCTGAAAAAAGAATGGAAGGAGTTAAAGAACTTGGGCTCCACGATAAGCACGGTGCTTCTAGTTTAAAAAACTTAGATTATCATCTTTTAGGAGCTAGAGGAGAAGTCGCTTTTAAAAAGTTTTTGGGCGTTGAGGATAAGCTTACAGCTAATACTTTTAAGTCATCTCCAGACGTTAAAAAATACGAAGTAAGAACCGCAAGAGAAGATCATTTTGATTTAATACTTAGAAAAGACGATCCCGACCACAAGATATATGTTCTTGTAGTCGGGAGCGGCTGTAAATACAGGATTGCTGGCTGGCTTAAAGGCTCAGAGAGATATGCTCATGAGATGAAGACATATAACGAGAGGCCAAAAGCATGGTTTATACCACAATCAGCTATTCATCCTGTCGCAGACTTGCCAGACTGACTGGTCAGCCCCTTGCGGCGACGCGATCTTGCTTCTTTCTCCATCTGAGCCTGCGTAATTGCCTGCTGGCGCTTTGCCTTGATTCTTTCCTTACGCTTCTTCTTAACTTTAAGCATTCTTCTTCCGGTCTTATTCATAGTCTTTTTCCTTCTTTGGGGGATTGGAGACACAATCAATCATTCTCTGCTTTAACGTCTTCTCGAGCTGAATGCATGAATTTCTTGCAAATTTTAAAGCTTCTTTTTTACTCTTGAAAACGCCAATTGGAAAATACATGCCATCTACACATGTGTAAACATTGTAAATGATTTCTAATTCTTCTCCCTCTTCATCATCGTTATAAGAAGTTTCAACATAAATCTTAAAGATGTTTCCTGGCAAAAGAAATTCTTTTTTCTGCTCTTTTACGTCTTCACTATCAGCTAAAAACATGGCAAACTCAATGTCGCCATTCGTTACTTTTTCTCTTTCTTCCATATCTTTTCTCCTTTTGATAATTTAGGCGACATACAAAGTACGCTTCACACCTATATATATCCCTTGCGTAAGACGAGTGACCACAAAACAGGTAGACACTTTAAACACCTATTGTGTGATGTTCGAAGTACTCATTAAGTTGTCTATTGACACGAATGAATTTCGAATTCATATACAAATCTTTAAGATCAAAACAGTTTGTGTAAGAACAAGTTGAACGCAAGCCTCCCAAAATGTGATTTACAGTTTCTTCAACTGAACCCTTAGCTTCCATAAGCACAACTCTTCCTTCCGAAGTTCTGTACTTAGAATTATTTCCTATCTTTTTTAAAGCACGTGAAGAAGAAGATCCTGAGAAAATAAATCTTCTCTTTTCTCCATCGTCAATGACCACTGCATCGTCTGCGCCCTCGTCATGACCAGCGAGCATCCCACCAAGCAGAACGATCTCAGCGCCAGCGGCAAAAGCCTTAGACACGTCCCCTGGATGAACACATCCGCCGTCACTAACTATGCCGCATTCACTTTCCTCAGCAGCAATCCGACAATCTAAAAGAGCTGAAAGTTGAGGATAACCTATGCCAGCAACGCGCCGTGTTGTGCACACTGAGCCACTTCCTATGCCAACTTTGACAAAGTCAGCACCAGCACGAGCGGTATCGA